GATGTTGCGGACGCTGCGTTTAGCGGTGTGTCGACGATCAATCAGACGGTTGAACCAACTTTCACGGCCAACACTTCGCAGTGGGCAGCCGGCATGAACCAACGTGCTACGCATCGTTGGGTTGCCTATCCCGGGCAGGAATTGGTTATTCCCGCTACGACGGCTGCCGGTCTTGCCTTCCGCGTGAAATCGCCGGGCTATACGGGTACTGCTGTTGCTCAGTTGGAGTTTGTTGAGCAGTAATAAGACTGGACTGCACTTTCTTACGACCCGTCACGCTAACGCGTGGCGGGTTTTTCATTGGGGGAGAGAATGAAGAAGTTTGGTTGCTACGTGATCACAAGCGAATTCGAGACGATCGAAATGCACACGATCACATGCGGTCACTGCAACGGACTCACGATAGTGAAGCCGAAGGAGCGTCCGGAGGATTTAGGCGGAAGCTGTTCGCTCTGTTGGTCGTTAGTCTGTCCTTCATGCGCCGATCGCGGCAACTGTGACCCATTCGAAAAGAAATTAGAGCGCGCCGAAAGTCGAGCGCGGACACTTCGCACATACGGATTTTAAATGGCTGGTCAACTTGACGGTTGCCGCTTCGCCCCCACGGCGGGCGGCACATCAGATTTCACTTTTTCGTCGGCAGTCGTCGGGTATCAATCGCCTACAGCGGCCGGCGTGGTGAATGGTCGCTTGTATAAATATCGCGCTGAGAGCGCGGACCTTTCTCAGTGGGAAGTGGGGGAGGGCACGTATAGTTCTGGCGTCCTCTCGCGAACAACTGTGCTTTTCAATTCGTCCGGCTCGACATCGAAGATTAGTTTCACGCTTACGCCTAGCGTGGCGATTGTATTGCTCAAGGAAGATTTGCTTCTTATCGATGAAGCTAACGCGTGGAGCTATCTGCAAAAGGCGCAAGCCCGCGCGAATATCGATGCTCTAAAAAAGAATTATCTCCTAAACGGCGGCATGCAGATTTCGCAAGAGAACGGCACCGCGGCCGGAACTACCAGTGGGTACTTTCTCGCAGATCAGTGGTCCATTCAGACTTCGTCCCCCGGCACTGCTACATTCTCCGCTGCTCAAGTTGCGTCGGCTACTCCGGGTGGATCAACGCATCGCCTTCGCGTCACTGTCACGGCGGCGCAGGCTACAGTTGGTTCTACGCTTGTATACTTGCAACAGAAGATTGAAGGCCAGCGAGTTGCAGACCTTATGTGGGGCACTGCGTCCGCAAAGACGGCGACGTTCTCTGTTGGCTTCAAGCCGCCAGTATCTGGAACGTACGTAGTTCAGGCTACGAACGCATCAGGTGCATCTGCGACATCTGGCCTCATTACTGTTGCTGCACCGGAAGTCGGAACAGACGTATCGAAGCAGGTTACGCTTGCCGGAATGACGACAGGTACTTGGGCTACGGACAACACTTCTGGCATCTCAGTGCAGTTGTTCTTGATGCATCCAAGCCAAAGCGCGAACGTGTTCGCCACCAATGGCAACGTGTGTGAAATGTTCGATGCGCTGTTTGTAGAGGGTGGTTCTGCTCCAGCGTTTGTACTACCGGATTTCAACAACGATATCGTTAGCTGTAAGCGCTACTATGAGAAGTCTTACGACTATGCGACGGCTCTCGGCACGTCGTCGGCAAATGGCGTGGAAAATATGTTTCTTGCCACGACTTCGGCGACCGTCCTCAATGGAGCACTGACTCCGAGGTTCAAAGTATCCAAACGTGCGGCCCCGACTGTTGTCGTATATTCAGAAACCGGAGCCGTGAATAAAATACGCGACCGCCAAAACAATGTAGACCTGACTCCCGGAGGCCCTGATCTTATCGGCGAAAATGGGTTCCGTGTTTACGGCACTATTACAGCAGGAACTATCTTGGTGCTCTCGTGTCACTGGACCGCTAACGCGAGGTTGTAAGCCATGCTTTTAGGCGGTGACGCACTAGGGCGTGTTGCGCTAGGCCAGATTACGACCGCTGCGCCGGTCGTGAACGCGAACGAAGACAGTTGGCATCAACCGTTCAATACGGACATTGTGCGTTCGCGAAAGCCAATGCACACCGGGGCGCAACAGTTCGCTAGTTTTGTTCAGTTCGCTCCGTTTGCTGAAAGGGTATCGGCAGATAAGTGGTTCGTGCCATTTAACGAACCCACGCGTTTCAAACAACTCCGCTCCTCGCTTCACACGGGTGCGCAGCAATTTGCGTCATTTATTCAGTTTGCTCCGTTTGCTGAAAGTGTGTCGGCAGACAGATGGTTCGTTCCTCTTAATGAACCGGTTCGGTTTCGTCCTTCGCTGCCAACTAGACTTCAACAGTTTGCAAGCTTTGTTCAATTCGCACCATTCTATGAAGCTGTTTCGGCCGATCGTTGGTACGCGCCATTCTCGGAGCCGGTACGCTTTAGGCCGCGTCTACCAACGCACGCACAATGGTTTGGTCGCGGAATCGAATTCCCGCTTACTACGTCTATCGTGCAATTGTCTGTGGCAATGCTTGGGACTGGCTTTGTTGGCGGCGTGCCAACATCGAACTACAAAAAAATCTTGGCTACCGACAACAAACGGAAGCTGATCTATGCGGCGGAAATCTCGCCGTGGACTCTATCTCAGTAAGGAAAGACTATGTTCGGAAGCGAAGCCTTCGGAGAATACACGTTTAGCGACGCGTTTTGGTCCGCTAGGACTTCGCTTCTGAGCGAGTCTCACCTTACTATTTCGCGCGAGTTTCGAATCTTCTCTGCTACGAATGAATTCGTAACAAACGACAGCGACGCGCCAGCATCGACTCCGTTTTTCGGAACGCTGGTGCAGCCGCTTAGTTTCACAAGATCGTTGCTTGGTTCAGATATCATTGGAAACTTTTCATCCGGCACGGGCGATCTTGAGATTGCAAATACGGACGGTACGTATGACTTTCTAATCCAGAATTTTGCGATCGATGGAAGAGACATTATCGTAAAGGTCGGGCGAGAAGGGGACGCATACAACACGTTCTTCACGGTGTTCAACGGCACGGCTTCTGATTGGGTTGTTGCCGAAGATGCAGTTAAGATTAAGTTGGTAGACAATGGCTACCTATTGGACGTTGCAGCGCAGCCAAACAACTATGCTGGCACGGGAAGCACAGAAGGCACGTCCGATCTAAAGGGCAAACGAAAACCGCGTTGCTTCGGCACGTGCTACAACATATCTCCGCCCTTAGTCATTCCATCTTCCTTGATGTATCAAGTTCACGACGGCTCGATAAACGCCGTTGTTGCCGTTTATGACCGCGGAACGCCGCTGACATTTCAGGCTGATTTCGCGGATACAACGACTCTCGCGGCTGCATCGATCACGAGCGGCAAATACGGTACGTGCAAGACGGCCGGTTGGTTCAAACTCGGTAGCTCACCGACAGGCACGGTGACTTGCGATATTCAGGGTGACAATAAGGGCGGTGTGTGGTCGCGAACTTCAGCGGCTATCGTTAGACGGTTGCTGCAAACCACAACTATTGCTGATCCGCAGGGCCTGTACCTGCCGTCGTTCAATGCAATTTCGAACACGGCAGACGTTGGTTACTACATCGCGCCAGACGATACCAACACGGTTGCCGACGCCATTTCAAATATCATGGGTGGCATAGGTGGGTGGGGTGGGTTTAGACGCACCGGCCAGTTCGAACTTGGCATTTTCAAAACGCCAACAGGTACGCAACCAAATGCGGTTTTCGATCGCAGCGACGTGCTGCAAATTTCGCGGGAAGCGTTGCCGTCATCGTTGACGCCTCCGCCGTATAGGTTCCGATGCGGATATCAACATAATTGGACGGTACAGACTGACGTTGCCGGCAGCGTTAGCGCGACGATGAAAAGCTTTCTAGCGCAAGCTGATCGCTACTCGGACTCCACTGACTTGACGGTGAAAACTGATCACCCATTCGCGCATGATAGAGACCCTATTGTCAGCTACTTTGTCAATCAGGCTGATGCGCAGGCCGAGTCAGATCGGCTTCTAGCGCTGTATCGGGCCAAAGCCGGCTTGTATCGTGTAAGCGTTGGCGTGCAGCCGTTCGCCTTGGACTTAGGTGACATCATTAATCTGACGTACCCACGTTGGGACTTAACAGTCGGTCGAAACCTTCGCATTGTTGAAATGACGGAGAACGCCAAAGACAACACAATCGAAATGGTAGCTTATGGGTAACGCCTGCATTGCATATACAAATTTGGTCGATACGGCAGCGCTGATTACTGCAACGTCTTCCAATCTTCTTTTGCCGGTTTCAAATATC